CCGACATAGGGCTGGAACTGCTATATCACAAGAATCTCTTAGATTTGTACGTTTAACCGATCTTGGTTTTTGGTTTCCAACCTGTATAAAGGAAAACAAAGAAGCAGTAAGTATTATGTCTGATACTGTAGAGCATCTAGAAGGTTTACAGGTAAAATTAGCAGACTTATTTAATCTAGACGATTCAAAAATACCTTTTTCTCAGAAAAAAGTAATCACTTCTGCTCTAAGACGGATTGCTCCAATCGGATTATCTACAACTATAGGTTGGACTGCTAATATAAGAACTTTAAGACATGTTTTAGAAATGCGAACGTCGCCACACGCAGAAGAGGAAATTAGATGTGTGTTTTCGAAAGTAGGTAAAATATTAATTAATAAATACCCTAAACTTTTTTCTGATTATGTTGTTGAAGAAGTAGATGGGTATGATTATTATTCTACAGAAAATAAAAAAGTATAATAATGGAAATATCTAATTCTGATATTGTTAAAAGTCTTAATATTGATATAGCTGATGAAAGAGATTATCTAGCCTCCCTTTCTATTTTAAGAAACCTATTAGATAGTCTTGAAGTAAATTTTTCTGTAAGACTAGTAGGTGAGTTACAATATGATGAAAGTCTTTACGGAGAAGTAGTTAATATCTTAAAGACAGAAATAGCTAAACTTGATAGTGTATATTCTACTATTCATATTTTAGACAAACATTTTACTTTTATATGTAAAAAAAATAACAATTTAGTAGGTATTTCAACAAATAAGAATTCTACATTTATAGAACTACACGGTTCTGATGAAAATGAACTAGAAGAATTATCATTACCTTTTGTTAAAGGTATTCGTAATCTAGTTACAAAGTTTGAGACGGGTATTGTACCTATTATAATTACTAATTATGGAAAATATGGTGTAGAGAAGAGATATATTCATATTGATACTTTACTTTGGTCTGATATAGAAATTAATTATCCTTCTAATATAAGGAAATATTTTGAAGCCTTACTTGAAGAGGAAGATTATTTTGGTAAGTTAATTGTGTGGTATGGTGAGACGGGATCAGGAAAGAGTTATGCTATTAGAAGTTTAGCTTCTCACATAAAAGATAATTATTCTGTAGTACAAGTTTCCGATCCAGAAGTGTTTTTATCAAACTCAGGATACTATTATGAATTAGTAGACGATTCAGATAAACCGTGTTTGATTGTGATGGAAGATTCTGCTGACTCACTTCTTAAAGAGAATAGAGCAAGGTATGGTGATAAAGTTTCTAAACTTCTAAATTTTACAGATGGTTTGCTTTCTAAAGGTCGGAAAGACCTTTTCCTTATTACATTCAATGAAAAACTTTCAGAGCTAGATGACGCAATTATGCGGCCCGGAAGATGCCACTCGATTATTGAATTTACTAGACTGAATAAAGAAGAAAGAATTGAATGGTTAAATAAACATAAATTAGATGTGAAATCGAACTCAAGTAAAAGTTTATCTCTTGCAGAACTATATTCTCTTCTAAATAAGAATAAAAGTACGAGAGAAAATCCAAAAAAAGTAAAAAAAGAAAGGGATATGGGATTTGTTTAATAGAAAATTAAGTCTATATTTTGCGGCACAATATCACAGACGTTTTGATCTTAGAGAAACGGCTGAGTGGATAAATAAAAATCTAAGTAGTAAGTATACTGTAGTTTCACGATGGCTTTGGGATGATTCTGAAACTGACTTAGAAAACAGGGATTACTGTAACCTTTCTGCTATCAGAGATTTTAATGATATCGTGGTTGCAGATTTATTGGTATTATTTAACGAAGAAAAAGGTGGGGAGGGTAGACATATTGAATTCGGTTATGCTGTTGCTAAAAGAAAGCCTATCTTTGTAGTTGGTAAAATGACTTCTGTTTTTCACTTCCATAATCAGGTTGAGTTACAGTTTAAAGATATGGACAATCTACTCAACTTTTTAGAATCAAGAGAAATTTCAATTCAAAAAGGTAGTGTTTTAATTACTGGATGATACATAAGAAAAGACCGCTTAAATTAGAAGAGAAGGAATGTACAAAATGTCCTTTTCATAAAACTGCAATATACACAAATAAAATAGATGGTTGGGGATCAAACGATCCTGATATTTTATTTGTAGGTGAAGCCCCCGGCAAAAACGAGGACGAAGAGGGATTACCTTTTATTGGTAGTGCTGGTAGTATTCTTCATGAAACTTTAGCTAAACTTAATTACGATTATGATTCTATCAGAATAACCAATTCTGTAAGATGCTGGCCGGGACAAGGTAATCCTACACCAAAAGCTACACACATAAGAGCCTGTAATCCATATCTATTAGATGAGATTAGAAGATATGATCCTAAAGTAGTTGTAATGCTTGGCGCTGTTGCACTCAAAGCAGCATCAGGAAAAACAGGTATTACTAAGCTAAGAGGTACGGCTTGGGAAAATGATAATAGACTGTATCTTCCTACTTTTCATCCAGCAGCTTTAATATACGACAAAGATAGAAAACAACAGTTTGAAGATGATTTAGCTCTAGCTAAAAACTTAGTTTCAGATGGTCTTCCAACCCCTACAAAAGTAGACTGGCAAACATTAGATAACTATAAAGCAGTTGAAAAATTAATTGATTTCCTAACACCATTAAAACAATCTCTCGTATTTGACTTAGAAACACATCCCGGTCCTGATCCTTACGAACAGGATGCTAGGGTGATAATGTTTAACATATGTTGGGAGATAGGTAAAGCACGAGCAATCCCATTATTTAAAACTAACGGTCCTTATGATTTTGCTACAGCAGAGAAAGTCTTAAAACTTATTCAGGAAATGTTTGCTTATAGAACGGCGAACGGACTTGCGTTTGATGCTTATAACGCTGTATTCGAACTCAAATGGTCAATTCTTAAATTAGGTGTAGAGCCTTGGAATTTAGAATTTGATCCTTTTATTGCACATCACTTAATTGATGAAGAACTAAAGATGCCATCACTTTCTCAGCTAACTTGGCTATACACAGAGCTTGGTGGTTACGATAACGAACTTTTAAGCCTACTTAAATCTGAACCAGCTAAGTATGATCCTTCTCGTGGCGGTTCTTTTGATAATATACCTTATAAAACATTAGGATATTATGGATGCGGTGATGTTGATTCTCCACTACGTCTCAAAGAAAAATTTATTCCTATTATGAAGGAAACAGGTGTTTGGGATCTTTTTGAACGAATCTCTTTACCTGCTAGTTTTCCTATAATGGAGTATGAAAAAAATGGAGTTAAAGTAGATCGGAAATTCTTAGATGATCTGGCTTTTGAGTATCCGAAACGAATTCAAAAGTTGAAGTCTACAATGAGGGAACTTCCAGAAGTACAACAGTATGAGGAAATACGTAATAAAATTGAACAAGAGAACTTTAAAGAAAAACTTAGGCAAAGAGAGTTAGACTATAGGGAAAAACTAAAACGTCACGAGCAAGGATTACTAGATAGAAAACCTTCAAAATTAAGAGATCTAAAACAGCCTGATATATTTATATATAATCCGGCAAGCGATTACCACAATAGAGATATTGTGTTTGATATTATTGGTTTAGAACCAGTTAAATATACTGATAATAAAGCACCTTCTCTAGATAAAGATGTAAGAGAAGTACTTTTAGACGAACATGAATTAATTAGATTTCTAGATGATTATGCTAAGTTAAAGAAGTTTAATAGTAGTTATATTCAGAGATATAAGAAGAAACTTACAGACGATAATAATATTCTATATCCTTTCTACTCGATTACCGGAACTGTATCTGGAAGACTAGTATCTGACTTTCAACAACTTCCTAGAGATGGTACTAATTCTGATATTAAGAAATTATTTATCAGTCGGTTTGGTGATGAAGGACTTATCTTTAACGGCGACGTAAATCAGGCAGAATTACGTTGCCTAACTATTGTCAGTAAAGATCCGGGTTTTACTAAAATATTCAGTGAAGGAAAAGATGCTCACTCTATGGCTGCTTGTTGGATTAATAATCTTGAATATGAAGAATTTGAAACTAAGAAGGATTCTGGTGATAAGTATATAAAAGAGTTAAGAAGCCAGACTAAATCAATTAATTTTGGGTTAATTTATGGTCTAACGGCTATGAATCTCGCTAAACAGATTGGTTGGACAGTAAGAGAAACTGAGAACTTTATTAACAACAAATACTTTGCCATCTTTGGTCAAGTGAGGGATTGTATTTCGTGGTATCACGATTTCTGTATAAGACACGGTTTTGTAAAAAACATGTTGGGCAGGATAAGACACCTTCCTGATGCGAAGATTGATGGTTCTGTTGCTCAATCCAGAGCATTAAGACAAGCTTTCAATTTTATTATTCAAAGTATGTCACACGATCTTACTCTATTTGCTGAATATCAGATCTGGAAATTATTTCAGGAGTATGATCTAGAATCTAAAATGATTGGAGAAATTCATGATAGTATAGTAGTAGACGTTTACAAACCAGAACTAGAGACAGTAGCTATAATAGTGAAAACAGTATTAGAAAACTTGAAAGAACACTTTGATTGGATCTCTATTCCAATGAAGTGTGATGTATCGGCTGGACCAAATCTTTTAGAGCAAGAGGATCTAGTATTAGATGTGTAACGGAGAATTTCCCGATCTAAAAGATTGTCTACAACAATTTTCGAGTTTAAAGGATATAGAAAGGAAAAGTAAAATGAGTAAGCATGTGATGGTTGATTTAGAGACGTTCGGGAAACAGCCTAATGGAGCAATAGCTTCAATTGGTGCTGTTAGTTTTGATATTGAAGGAACTGGATTTAATAAAGAATTCTATCACAATATAAGTTTGAAGGATTCGATTGCTAACGGGTTTGAAATTGATCCAGATACTTTGTACTGGTGGTTTAAACAAGATGCTGAAGCAGGAAAAAAACTTTCTTCTAATTTATATGGTGTTCGTCCTGTACTTGAAGCTTTTAGAGGTTGGGTATATGGAATTGATTATAGTAAAATGAAGAATGGTGAATTATATTTGTGGAGTCATGCTACATTTGATACAAATATTTTGATGAGTGCATTCAAGAGAATGGGAATTAGTTGGCCTTTCCATTATAGAAACGGATTAGATCTAAGAACAGCTTACTTTTTTGCTGGTGGTAGACCTGAACTACCTGATGATATTAATGATATGTTTCTGGCTCATGATGCACTAGCAGATGCAAAGAAACAAGTCATAGAAATTCAGGAATGTTATAGAATTATTAAAGGGAGTTATATGTAATGACAGAAATAATTGATATTTTAAATTCACACATTAAGCCGGTTGAAATACTAGGTGAAACGATTGATCCTAAAGAATGGATCTCGATTGATACAGAGAATCTAGGTGAGGAATTATCAGCACGTCAACTAGCAATTTATAGTTGGTGGGATCGGCTTAGAATTGAAGCCGATGCGGCTGAAAGTAATGTAAAGAAAAGACTTGATGAATTGGAAGCAAAACTCGATTCTGAGATTAGAAAAGGTGGTACAATAACACTACCTTATAAAAAGGTGACGGAAAAAGCCATTGAGACTTTTATCCTAGATAACGACGAGTATCAAGAACTAAGAAAAGAGCACGAGAAAGCCAAACTGGAATCAGATTACGCTCGGCATTTAGTCACACTCGCTAGTATGAGAAAGGAATTATTACAGTCGTATAATGCAAGTGAAAGAGCAAAGAATTATGAAAAGTAGTGAATTAGAAATTGATTATGTCTCAACATATCCCGATTGGGAAAACTTTTATCCTAATAAGTACGATTATACTGTTTTATTTAATGGTAGCGATATTACTGATCGCTGTTTCATGGCTGATGTAAAATCAAACCGAGTAGGATTATTTATAAAAGAGGATGGAGAGTATGTATTAGACGAAACAAAACAAGAAGCTAAAAAAGAGTATTTATCAGGTAAAGTAGAGATAGTAGTAAATTACAAACAATAACAAAAAAGGAGAAAACTATGAGTACAGTAACAAAAGAAATGTTTGACAAAATTAGAAAAAAGGTTAGTGAGGAAAAGGCGAGAGGAAGTAATAAGTATAACTTTTTCCGAGTTCCAGAAAGAAAGAGTGTTCTTGTTAGACTACTTCCTTGGGAACCTATTGGTCAGGAATTCCCATTTAGAGAAGGTGGTATCCATTTTAATTTAGGTACACCTATTAATTGTCCTAGATTAATTAGTGGAGATGCTTGCCCTATTTGTGAAGAGAGAAGTAAGTACTTTGACTCGGATCATGAAGAGGATAAGCAGATGGTGGATAAACTAAGACCTACTGTTAGGTACTATATGAACATCATTGTTCGTGGTGAGGAAGATAAGGGACCACAAATTCTTGAAGCTGCAAAAACACTTTGGGAAGATATTGTAAACTATATTGTCAGAGAGATTAATCCTGTTGATATTACAGATCCGGTAGATGGGTTTGATTTGATTCTTTCTAACAGTGGTGAGGGTGCTGATCGTTACAAGGCAGAAATTGTAACAGATAGATCGCCTCTTTCTGAAGATGCTGATGAGATTGAACAATGGGTACACAGTCAAGAAAATCTTGATGAATATATACCTTCACTAGCTGCTTCTTATGAGGAAATCCAAGCTAGACTAACTGGTGAGGATGAGGAAACAGCAGATTCATATGATGAAGAGGCTTCAGACGGGGAACAGAAAGTTACTGAGAAGTCAGGTTCCGATTATAAGTACGAGATGAAAGATGGTAAAGCAGTAAAGGTAAAGAAGGAAGACTCTGATGAAGAGGAATCTTCAAAATCTAAGTCTAGTACTTCAAAGAAGCAGGAAGAATTTGCAGCGGATGTTAGAGCAAAGCTAAAGGCTGCAAAAAGTAAAAAGAAGTAAGTAGACTAATGTAGGGAAGGGAGTTATTCCCTTCCCTTACTGTTTTATTAGAGGTAAATAATATTGATGGCAGCAAATGTAGATACAATTATAAGTAAATATAATAAAAAGTTCAAAGGAAATTTAGAAGTAGTTTCTAAATCAGAAAAAGAATTAAGATCTAATGTGCCTTTCTGGTTGGATACAGGAAATAAAGGTTTGAACTCGGTTCTTGGAGACAAAGAATTAGGTATTCCGTCCGGTAGAATTATCGAGCTATACGGACAACCTTCAGGCGGTAAGTCTACTCTCTCGTACTACTTAATTGCTCTCTATCAGAAAGCAGGAGCAGTTGCGGTTCTAGCTGATGTAGAAGGTAGTTATATGCAAGAGTGGGGGGAAATGAACGGTGTTAATCATGATGAATTACTAATGCTACAACTTGGGTTTAATGAGAAACAGAAAAGGTATGAAAGTCTAGAAGATCTCTTTGTAAAATTTAGGCAGTTGTCTGAAATTGCAAAAGAAGAAAAAGACATGCCTATGTTTATTGTTTGGGATTCAATCCCGGCTACATTATCAACAAAGGAAATTGAAGCCGACTCAGATAAGAGTTTAGTGGCTGCAAAGGCTCTTGCATTAAATAGGTGTATTTATGAGTTTAGTGGTGGTATTGTAGGTACTAGCACAACGCTGTTATGTATTAATCAGTCTAGAGATAAAATCACACCAACTTTAACATATGAGACTACTCCGGGCGGTTCCGGTTTGAAATATGCTGCGTCGGTTCGAGTGAAGACTAGAAAGACTCAAGCGAGAGGTAATTTTAGTAATCATGAATTACAGAATAAGAAGAATAAAATATCAAATCCATACGAGAAGTTAAGTTATAAGATTGGAAAAGATGGTGAAGCAGGACTAATCATTTAAATTAAATGAAAAACCTAATAGTAGATGCTAGGAATTTTTGTCATAAGGCTAGATTAGGTGGTAAGAAGGCATTTGCAAACAAACACGGTGTAGAAACTACAGTTGTTTACGTCTCACCACAGATGATCGTGACTGGGAAAC